AAACGAGTAGCAACAAACATCAAGTTTGGTGGAACAACCAACTTACGTGGCTTCGCAGCGATCAACAGACCACGCTCGTCAGTCCAAGCTGCAATCTGAATGACTGCGGCTTCAAGCGACGTTTCGTTAAGGTCGGTTTGCGTTGAAGGCGTGTTGGAGTTTACACCACCATTTACCAATGGGTGAGAAGTCGAGAACAGAGCTACGCCATCACCACCGGGGTAGGATGCACTAAAGCCGTTGTTCAAAACCGCAGCCGCTTTGGTCTGCTTGGTGTAGGACATCGCACGAGCAAGAGCCTTAGTATAACGAGCCGAGAGGCTGTCATACAAGTTATCTTCAATCGCTTCTTCAGTCAGCGAGAACCCGAGGGCAATCGTTTCATGAGTGTAGCGAGCAGTGAAGACTTCCTGACCGTTGTCGTATGCGATGGCCGAACCTTCGTTCTTAACCGGAGCAGCGGAGAAGCCCGACAGCTTGGTTTCTTCTTCGAACGAACGCTCGGAGGTTTCGGTGTCAAAGAATTCCTTATGCTCTTCGCCGTAGCGAGCATATTCCAAACCGAACAAAGCGTTCAGGCCCGGGAGGAGTTCTTTGAGGAGTTGTGCGCGTGAAATTGCCATGTGTTAGACTCCTCTTAGACGCCGGTTGGGTTGAGATAAGGATGCATACCTTGGTTCCACTTGACGACAACTTCCGTGTAGGAAGCTGGGTAGCCAGCAGGTGAAGTTTCAGCAATGACATCAATGATGCGGATAGGGAACGTCGAGGTAGTACCCGTTGTGGCGCTAATAGCGACACGCGAGTCACCGTTGGTGGTGTTACCAGCGTTCTGAACCAAAACAGCATTTTCACCGACGTTTGCACGGGTGACTGTGCCGATTGTGGTACCGCTTGATACTACGGCAACCTTGTACAGCGCGTCAGGATCGTCTTGCACGAATGCAACGATGTCTGAAGCAACAGTGTTAGCTGCGTAGAACTGACGGAACGTCTTACCAAAGGTTGGATCGGTGTACGAGCAACCAAGGAAAACGCCGACTGGGGTAGCCGAGCTTGTGCCAACGTCCTTATCGAGCGTTCCCGAGCTATTCAACTTTACGACGTCACCAAAGAAGATGGACGTTGCAGAGTTAGAAGTGATCGGAATCGAACGAGTAGCGCTAGCAAAAACCTGACCGCCGATCAAATTGATCGGAATGAGACCATATGGTCCCGAAACAACAGGGTATGCCATGTTTCTTAACTCCTAAGATTTATTTGCCTGAACCAAACGATGTCTTGGACCTACGCTCCGTAAAGAGCGGCATCCTCGGATCGTTCTCTCGCATGAAGTTGCTATCCACGGACTCATTCTGAGCTTGGGTCATCCGGTCGAAGTGTGCCCGACGTTGTTCCATAAACTCAGTAGGAATCTTGCAAAGCAACAAACCTGCGACTTCGATGTTGTCCTTAAAGCGACTATCCGGGTCGGTTAGATTTTGGAACTTAGGTTGTTCCTCAATACGAACTGGTTCCCAGCCTTCACGGAAAGCCGACGAAGTATTACGAGCATCATTCTGCCCCAGTGTCGATACGCGTACCCAACGGTAGTTGTATCCGTCTAGCTTATCAGGCTCAGGCAGCGTTGAAGCTGGTTGCCAAGCCTTAGGCCGTTCGGCCAGTTCACGAGTTTCCATTTCACGTACGATACGATTTTCAGCCATTTTTATTCTCCTTAGCAACTTCACGAGCATACTGCTCTGCGGTTAAACCCAACTTTTTAGCGATTGCTAGTTGGGACTGTCTTAGCACGATCTTTTTGGAGGATGTGCTTCGTGACGCTGAGGCGACAACGGCTGATCGGTTAGCACGCGCAGTGGATTTCGTGTCACTGCTAGCTGGTTCAGAATCCCCGAAATACTCAGGAAAACGACGACGCATCGTTGTGTCGATAGCGCCCCAATATTCGTCAGTACCGATATATTTATTACCGTACTGTTTTTCGAGCTTCTGATGAAGCCCTATAGCCGAGGCGGTCATTTCCTCATCCAGACCATACCATTGATTGCGCTCTTGCCACGCAGTCGTTTTTTGATCTGGGCGCGGGATTTGGACCGCTTCCGAAGCAAGTTGTACCTCAGTCTCTTGAGGTTGTAAAGCAGGTTTATAATTAGCAAGTTGTTCGAGCCTATATTGAGCAGTATGTAACTTCTCTTGGGCTTCGAGTACTTTATCTGTATCCCCTGCTTCATAAGCATCACGGTAAGCCCTACGAGCTTCAGAGAGTTCAAACTCTACGTTTTGCTTAACACTACCAACCAATGACTCCTGCCCGTAGGCGATTGTTTGGCGAAGCTGTTCGGCTTCTTGGCGATAGCGTTGTGCAGCAGTAAGAGCCTCGTTCTGTTCGCGTTGATAGCGTTCCTTTTCACGGCGCTCATCATGCCAGACCTTCTTCATCTGCTTTAGACGAAGCTTGACCTTTTCAGAATACTCTTCGAGTTCGTCGGCTTCGAGTTCGTCAACGATCTCCTTCGGCATCGGCTCACGGCCTCGGTCGGCCTCTGGGGTATCGTCTTCTACCTCAATTTCGGGTTTACTGACTTCGGTGTCAGTAGCTTCATCTTCGATTTCAAAAGAGAAATCATCATCATTTTCTTCAATCATTTGTGCCTCCTAGGCTTATGCGCGTGAAATACCTCTGGGGTCTTCAACCACCCCTTCGATTGCATCATCGTTAAGTATGCGGAACTCTCGGCCATGGATTTTGACGCGGGTACCGGCATGTGGTCGTACAAGGATAAAATCGCCCTCTTTGCACCACGGGCCACTTGGGAACCGTTTCTTATCCTTATAGGCGTCAGGACCGACTTTCATGACGAATAGGGTAACCGTCAGCAGTTCTTCGTGCTGAAGGGTTATATCCGCCTTGATAATCCCGCCATCGGTCTTCTTCTCGATATCTGGCAGCGCACAGAGAATGCGATATCCAGAGGGATCAGGAAGCTGCTTAGGTCGATCTTCTACAGCAAATTCGGATGCTGCGCCGACCTTAGGTATAGGTTTACCTGCTATGTCGATAAGATCAGTCATCCTCCACCTCCATGCGTTCAGCGGCTTCCATGATGATATTGTTTGCTACGAGTAAACCACGGTATATGCCGCAAGCGTACTTATAAGCCCCAAAATCAGCAGCGTTACCCATTGCCATGTCTGCTTCGATAACTCTCAACTCTTCTTGCACCTTTTTTGACAGGTGCCTGAGTAAATCACTCATTTGTTACCTCTTCTGTTGTAGGAAAAGCCGGGGTGGCTTTTCCTTGTTGCTGGTTCATATTCATCTGGTCACGGATAACTTCCATGCTGATGCGTAGACCCTCTGCCTCTTGCTCGGCGTCCAGTTTACCCTTGGACTCCGCAAGTTTTGCACCGATCTGTAGACCGGCTATCTCTTCTTGTGATTCAATACGCTTCTGCTCAAGCTCAAGCTTGTCGCTTCTCTCAGCGGCGTCGATCTGCATTTTTTGCTTCTTGAGTTCGAGTTCGCCCTGCTTAATAGCCAGTTCCTGCTGCTGCATCTGGATGATTGGGTCCTGAGCCATCTGCTGGTTCTGTTGTTGTTGCGCTTCAGCCTGCTTCTTTTGTGAAAGCTGCTGTGCAGCGGCTGCTACAAGGCGTGAAACCTGAAGCTCAATATCTTCGCTCATCTCGGCATTAGGTGGCGGAAGCGGAACGCCCGCCTGCTCTTCTATCTGTTTGCGGTAGGAGAACGCCAAATGCTCTTGCATGTGGGCCTGCATAGCAGCCATAACAGTCTGGCCCTGTGGGTTCTGGCCAATCATTGCAGCCACCTCTGGGTCTTGCATCATTGCCGTATGTACAGCGATATGTGAGTCGTGGTCTTGATATATAAACGCTTTGACGGGTTTGCCGTTTATGACATCCATGTTCTCGGACATAGGGTCACGCGGTTTCATATCGTCGCCATCTGTAAGTGGGACAAGCTTCTCGGCGTTTGTAATACCTAATACGTCAAGCATCTGACGGTGCAGATAAGGCATGTCGTAAATCTGCGGGGCAGTCTGAGCCAACTGAAGCACAGCTTGATACTGCACGATCTTCTGCGCCATTGTAGCAGCGTTGGGGTCAGATACAGGTATAACAGAGACCATATCATAGTCGGCTTGCTTTGCCTTACGGCTACCTTCTACGGGGTCATAGCTGTACGACTCTGGTGTGTAGTCGCGGATGATACCCTTAAGAAGCCGACATGAATTACCAGTTGACCGATGTGATGATCGAATATCGGCCTGAACATGAGCGTATGCTGTGGGGGTTGGGCCTCTCAGGCAATGCGTTTAAGAAGGTCTATTACGATCCATCACTCGGGCGTAAGACAG